TATCGGTAGTTGTGTCGCTGTTTTTAGAGTCTCTGCGTTTTGTTTCTTTAGCTTTATTCTTAGCAGCAATAAGCTCATCAATATAATCTTGAAGATAGCTAATAACTTCTGGATTGCCAATAGTATCACCTAGTAAAGATTTAAATATTGTTAGTTTAACAGCCTTATCGTCTATATCTGCGAATTGGCTCATTAAATCATTAATATATCTAATTCTTGTATCTTTGTCAGCGCGTTTATCAATTTCTTCTTGTGTGATCGGTGGTTCCATTCTAATTCTAAATTTATTTACATAGCTATCAAGTCCTCTATCAATTAAGAATAGGTTGATAACGTCTGTCATCATTTGGCAGAGAACGCTTTGAATATTTTTAATTGATTTACCATATCTACTTGATAAAATGGTTAAAGATGCACCACCATTAAAACCTGCTCCATCTGATGTAAAACCAAAGAATTGCTTTGGAACCTTTAAATTACCAAACACTTTATCTCTAAAATACTCAATATCGACTAATGATTTAGGGTCAAAATCTCCTCCGATTGTTGTCGCATTTATTTGTCCTTGTGTTCCATGAACTGGTACATATATTGTATTTTCGATTGGTGCTGGATTAGTGTATTCATACATTCCTGAACCAACATTTAAAGCTGTTTTTTGTTCCATTTTATCTTTTAATCTTTGCATAAAACCTGGTACTTGCTCTCTTGGCATATCACCAACATCTACTGTAATAACTCGCGTAACTGCTGATTTTGTAATTCTATTTAATAGAGCAGACATTTCTAATAAAGTTAACTGTCTCCAGTTTCTAAATGAATTATAAAGAAGAGATTGACCGCGCCTTACGTTATATGAACTAGTCATGCTATCTGAGGTTTTGTGTTCATTATCTTCTGTTGACATTGAGTCTAAATAAATCTCAACGGTTTCTGGTTGGCGTTGGCTTGTTGTTTCCAGACACCCATGAACGAAAGACATAGCATCAAATATTTCAACATCACTTTGCTTCATTTTATAGCGAGTTAAATAATTAAACATATCATCATTTTGTCGTTGAATAACTCTGGTTGATGCCTTAATAAATCCTTGTGTCTTACCAAATTTAGTTAAATCAAACATTTCACCAGGATTATCTACCATTTGAATATATGGTATATATTTATCAGAGCTACTATAAATTCTTAATTTAACTTCTTCTGTTAATGGTTCATCTTTTTTAACAATAATAGATTCATTTAGTTTACTAGTTCTCGAATAATCCTTGAATAATCTATCTTCTTCAACATCTGATTTTCTAAATAGACGCAAATATACATCACCATATGTAACCAAGCAGTATGCCCATTGATAAAGGTGTTTGTCGACATTTAAAGAATCAAGCAACCATGATGTATAGTCCAATACTTTTGTATCATTAGATTCTACCCACATTACTTGTCCTTTATCATTTGTTTGAACAGCATCTTCTGCGTACGTTTCGAGAACGGCTGAAATAATACTGTCTTGAGCCATGCTATCAATTAATTGATAAGCTTGCTCCCTTGTTTGAGCACTTTGGCTTAACGCATCAATAGATGAAATATCTAATGTTCCAATTTGGGCAGATGTTATAAGATTGTCCAGAAAATTTCTATTAGTATCAATCCCTATTTCTGGGCTAGAAGCAGCTATTGGTTTGATTTTAATCTCGTTAAGCGTAATTTTGTCCTTTGTCATGTCATTCTCCTTTTATAATATAATTATGTCGTCATACATATTATATAAATCTGTTTTGGTATTAGCATCAGATGGATGCACTCTTTGCGGCATTAATAAGCCATTTACCTTTTTTAACTCTTCTTCCATACTAATCGTTAATTGCTTAACATCATCATAATTATCTGAGCTATTTATTGCTAACAGTTGTTCTGCACTTTCTCCATAATCATATGCGAATTGTTCTGCGTGTTTGCTTGCATTAAATATAGCACCACAAATCGCATCACATATATCTTTCGAATTATGAACAAATATTCCTGCGGCTAATGCAAAGTTATGATTATCTGCTACTTCAATATCATAAACATCTTCGCACTTATCAATAAATTCGATTGATACAACTTTATGATTTTTTAGTTCATATAATTTTTGTCTGTATCTATTGTTCCATGGGCCTTTTTTACGTGGTTCTATTGAATCATATTCAAATCCAAACATATTAATAAATATTTCTTTATCGATATTTGGAAATAGTCTTTTTAGTTCTTTTGTATGTTGATTGTGTTCGCTTAATGCTTTCTTAGCTTTTTGATATTTTCCTAATTTATGGTTTTTGATAGCGTTAGCAATAACTTTTTCTTGAATCTCTGGATTGTTTATTCTAGATAATTTAACACCATATGAATTTTTTTCATTTAATGTTAATTCATCCCACTTAACATTAAATGTCTCTTCAATTTCTTTAATATGGTTTTGGAAATCTATTGTTTTGTTGTGACCATATTTTTCAAGATTATGCTTTAATAAGCTTTGAGATGTTTTATGTGCTCTTAATGCATAAGCGTCTGATTTTTTATTTTCTTTATGCCACTGAGTAAGACTTCTTGCCTTTTTTTCTATAGCTTCTTCTGAACATGCTCCTGTTTGCATCTCAGCATGAATCTTTTGATGCTGAGATTTTGAACACCATACTAGATTTTCAGGGCTGTTATTGTTTGGATTGCAATCTTTATGATGAACTAAATATTTTTCATCTATAATATCTTTTGCGAAATTCCTGTGTTCGAAATGCCATTTGTCTTCAAATGGTTCATAGTATAATCTATATCTTGATAAGCCACCTTTAGAAGGATATTTTGTATATAAAGGCATTAATGAATCACCTGGAAGTAAATGTTGTGCCTCAATATAAGAACCATTTCTTAGCATAAATCTATGGTTCAATGTACATTCAACTGATTCACAGTTATCAAATGTTAATCTAACTAATGGCTGATTTTCTAATGTTTTCCATGCTTTTAATATAGGCTTTGCTTCAATCTTATTTGTTTCTAAATTCATTGAATATACATAATTTGCTTTTCCAATATTATATTCATCAACTAATTCTAGAAAACTTAATGATCTTCCATCAACTAATTTAACTTTTGTTTCTCCTGTAAAACATCCACCATCGGGGTGATCAATTTTACCGCTATCAATATTTCTCTCTAGCTCGATTATTTGTCGTATAAGCATTTTATCATTATACATCTCCAACCTTTTCTCATAGATTGTTGATTTAAAATATTGGTAAGGCACACATACATGATTTGCATCAACTCGATCTACTGACAGCACTGAGTAAGGATAGCCTTTAGCTCTTAATGTTTCTCCAGTATCATATGATTGGTATGTATCTGAGGTAATTCCTTTAATATTGAAACCTTTGCTTTTAAGCCAATATATAAAATTTCTATTTTTTTCGAAACTAATGTGGCGTCCTTTTGGTGCTTTAATGCTAACTGAAAAAGCTAAAGAGTAAAACAAATCTTTACTTTGATCTAATTCACCAACTGAGTGTTTTTTACCTTTTATAAACACACCGCCAATACCAGTCATGTCGCCGGTATATGACATATCTAAATGAATGAACAGTGGTTTGTTTCTCAGCTGCGGATCAATTTTGTTAATATCAAAAAAGTTGTAATACTGTACATCATCATCTGGACCATCACCAATTTCTAATATTTCACGGCTGAATGGATTTTGAATTCTGTCTCCAACTAGCTCCATAACAGCAGCACCATTGATATATTTCGAAATGCTAGAAGCAGATATACCTGCGAAGTCACATAAAGCTCTGTCTATATCATCAATAAAGTCTGCTTTAAAATCAATTGGAATATCAATAATTCTTGAATAGCCTTTTGCTAGGTAATGATTAACATCTTCTCCTTCTTTAAGAATAACCGAATCTAAAAATTTATTTCCTAAAGCAAGTTTGAATGTTTCCTTTGAGTATGTTCCTTCTGGTTTAACTTCCCAAACACTTCCATCAGAAATATAAACATTTTCTTTTTCAGACGCTAATTTCTTTTTCATATGCTCTTCAAGGAAAGACTTATCACTTCTTTTTGATGAAGCAAGCACTAATAAAGTGGGATTTTTACCGTGATGAACGAATCTTGTTTTCATGCCCGCAATAGCAGTATCAATCATATCATTAGCTTTTTTCTTTTGTTTTTCGACATCTTGATTTCTTTGGAACGAAACTTCATCAAAGAAGGCAAAATAAATAGGCAACCCAATTAAGTCATCAGCTTGAGAACCAATTTTAATATCAATGGCTTCTTGATTATTATACTTTTGTGGAACCCATACCTTTCGAGTTCTTCCTTCTAACGTTCCATGAGCTAAA